CGCCGGGGCAGCCCCGAACTGGGGCGCGACCGTCTCCATCAACCCCGCATAGTCGCGGTGATCGGGGGTAACCGCAGCGCGGATCTCGTTCTTGTCCTCGCCGTTGGTATCCGTGCCGACATCGATGCGGGCGACGAACTCGACGCCGTCGAGATCACCGAACCCGTTGATGCGGCGGCGCGCCTGCGCCTCGGGCGAGTTGTCCTTGTCGGACACGCCGCGCGCCGAGTTCAGGATGCCGCGGATCAGGCCGCGCCCCATGTTCGCCCAATCCGGGCCCTTCGGGCTGTAGAGGCCGATCAGCGACCAGACCTTGCGCCGGGCATAGGGCCCTTCGACGATGGTATATTCGGCGTCGAGATAGACGGCGCCGGTGGCGGCGCGGCGCGCCCAGCCGCCGGTCCAGCCCTGCGAGGGGTCGTCGAAACCGCCCGGGCGGAGCGTCAGGCGCACCTTGGCGAGCGTGCCCTTGGGGATGACGTTGGTGTTGGATTGGGCGGAGTTGAAGTCGTTCCAGGGTCCGGACATTGCGCGGCTCCTTTCAGTTTGAGGACGGGACGCGCGGCGGCGTCGAAAGGGAAAAGCCACCCCGGCGACCGGATCGGGACACCGGGCATGGCGAGATGCGCTCAGCCATGTCCGGGCTCCTGGGCGGGCGCGGGATCGGCCGGGATCACCGGCGGCCAGGACAGGCGTTCGGAGGCAGGTCCCGCAGGGCGCTGAACCTTCTCCATCAGCAGACCGAGATGCGGAGGCTCGACCATGTCGAGGCGGCCGGAACGGTCCTTGGCGGGATAGCCCCAGGGGTTCAGCGTCTGGCAGACGAAGGCGCGCTGCGGCTGGCCGCCCGGGTCCGGGATGTCGGCCATGGTGATGACCTGATCGACGATGCCCGGCAGCTCGAGCCCGGTCTTCGCGCCGTCGATCTGCGGCTGGAAGACCTTGCGGTTGAAGTCGTCGAGCTTCTCGTCGAGGATCCCGACGAACCAGACATGTTTGCCGCGCGTGTGCTGCAAGTGGGTCAGCCAGCCGATCATCTCGCGACCATGCAGCCCGTAGGCGCCGCGGATGTCGGGCTTGCCGGTCTTCTCCGAGAACGCCTCGGGCTGCCCGCGGCACCACTGGAAGCAGAGCCGCCCGGCCACGGTGATCGAGTCGATGAAGACGGTCTCGTACTTCTCGATCACCGCCGGATCGCCGTAGCGCCCGCAGACCTCGTCGAAATGCGCCTGGCTGTAGGGCTGGTCCTCACGCAGCGCCGGGTTCGGCCCGCCGATGAACACCGCGAAGTCGCGGCACTCCTTCCAGGTGCGCGGCCGCAGCGTGTCGACCTCCAGCCCCTCGACCGCCAGATCGCCGGCCTCGAGATCGAGGAAGAGCGTGGTCGAGGCGTTCAGCGTCCAGAGCAGGCTGGTCTTGCCGATGCCGGACCGGCCGAAGATGACGCCCTTGATCCCCTTGCGCTGCGCGAGGCGCTCGTCGGCGCCGATGATGGGAAGGGCCATCACTGGCCCTCCTTCTTCAGCACCGCGACGGCGGCACGGTCGGTGCCGATGCACCCCGCCTCGCGGGCGAGCTTGTAGAGGCGCTGGAGCGCGGCGGCGCGGGCATAGGCGGCCGAGCTTTCCTGCTCCGCCTCGACGATCGCGAAGGCGATCTCGTCGACGGTCGCCTCGACGACCGGCAGCGGCTCGCGCGGCTCGGCACCTGCGCGCTGCGGGAAGGCGATGGTTTCGGGGAGGTCTTCGAGCGCGTAGCTCGCCTTGCGAAGACGGGTGATGTCGTCCAGCTGGTCCGGCATGGCGGTTCTCCGTGGGATGATGTGATCGAGGAGGCGCATCACGCGGCCTCGCGGACGTCGGGCGCGGGCTCGGCGACGTAGATCGCCAAGAGCGGCGTCCCGTCGGCGTGGGTGCCGGCGTCCTCGATCTGATAGTTGCGGTTGGGCTCGCAGACCTCGGTCAGCTCCCAGCGGCGATAGAGCCCCGGAAGACGCCTGAAATCTTCGAGCGACAGATCGGCAGTGCGATTCATGCGTGTCTGCTTTCGGTTGGAGGGAAGGCGCTCGGGGCGCTCGAATGGAAAAAGCCACCGGCGGGACCGGATCGGGACATCGGTCAGGGGATTTCCTCGAGGGCGCCGTGCAGTCGGCGGATGGCGCGCTGGTACCGCTTGCGGGCTGCGGCCTCGGTCAGCCCCAGTTCGACCGCCACTTCAGCTTGCGAGAAGCCCTCGATCGCCACGCGGATCACCAGCATGGCGTCGTCGCCCAGCAGCTTCCGCACGGCGCCGTTCAGCCGTGCGTACCCGGTTGCGCCGATGCCGCTTTCGCCGCTGTCCGCCACCTCGTCGGGGTCGGCGCCACTGGCGAGATGTTCGCACGCCGTGTCGCGCTGGCGCACGCGGATCATGTCGCGCTCGACGTTGCGCAGCACCGTGGCAGCGATCCAGTTGACGCGCCCGAGGTCGAGGCCGCGGACCGCCTCCGTGGTGCGCGCCAGCACGTCGGACGCGATCTCGTCGGCGGTGCCGAGCCTGCGCCAGATCGACCGGCGCCGAATGGCGTCGAGGCCGGGCCAGAGCGCGAGCAAGAGCATGGTCAGGGCGCAGTCGGACGCGTGCCCGTCGCCCTGTGCCGCCCCGACGAGCGCGGAGAGGATCAGGTTCTTCCGGGCCGGATCGCCGGTCGTGCGGTGCAGCCCGTCCAGCAGGGCCGCCGGATCCCGGAACGCCGCGACGGCGGGCTGCTCACGCCGGATGGCGTCGAAACTGCGCTGGAAGTGAAGGTTGGTGGATGAACGAGTGAGGTGATCACGGATCGCGTGCCATGCGATGGACATCGGACGCCTGCCTTGCGGCCAGGCGTCCGGCGCCTTCGGGTGGCCAGGTCAGGACGTCGCGCGTCTCTGCGATTTCAGGGGGTTGGGTGAGTACGCGCGTCAGAGCGCGGGGGCGGTCGCGTGGTTCAGCGTCCCGCAGCCGCGGCAGGTGGCCTGAACCGGAAAGCCCACGAGGTACTCGTGCCCCCGCGCGAAGCGCAGGTGCATGCGGCCGTCCCGGCAGACGCCGAGCAGCTTCTCACAGCGCGTGCAGCGCCATTCCGAGTTGGAGGTGGTGGGCTTGGTCTTCGCGGCGCCGGACCAGCTCGTCTGGGCTGCCTGGCGCGAGGGGAAGGGAGTCGGCATGAAAGTGCTCCTCTGATGTGGAGCCCTTCCAATAATCAGCGGTTTGTTAGACCGTCCCGCCCGAAACCCTAGATGAACTCTAGATCACGCGGTGTCGGTCGCCTCGCCGAGACGCCAATAGCGATTGCTCGAGCCGTGCCGGATGTAAGTCGGATGCGCCTTCGCCCATGCGCCGGAAGAGAACAGCTGTCTGGGATTGTCAGACCCCATCCCGTCCATCAGGACCTTGGTCCGCTGGCCTGTGCCATCGGTCGCCGCTTCAACAAGGCTTTCGAAGAGTTGGATCTGGCCCGCGCCGTCAAGCGTTAGCGGATCGAGACCCGGGATGATGAGCGTCGCAGAGCGAGGCGTGTGTCGTACAACTTGGGCGACTTGCGCGGAGGACGCCAGCGTTCGGTTCGCCTCGAATCGCCGAGCCATTTCCTCCTGGTCCAGATCGCCGAGGCTTCCGTCCTGAAGCAACAGGTCGCGTAGCGCGATCACGACGTTCGGCCCGAGGAATCGTGGTGGATCATTGGACACGGCGAGTACGAGACCAGGACCCGCCGTATGTCGCGACCGAAGCGCATTCTCGACATTCTCGCGGGCTTTCAGATCGGCAAGGCGGCGCGCCAGGTAAAGCGGGACCTTTCGCTCACCCAGTGCAATCGGCCCAAGCGAGACGAGGAACTCGTTGATGGTTTCGATGTTCCTGATACCGAGAGAGCCAGCTATCGCCTGGTGGATGGTTTCGGCGAGCCATGCTCGATCGATCCCGTACTCGATCGCATTGGTGTCGAGACGCAATCCGTCCGCCTCCCCAAAGGAACCGGTTTGTCGAACCGTCCCCGGCTCCGGACCCGTTTCCTGCTCAACTTCGACAACCTCATCGTCATCCTCGGCGAGCCCAATCACCTGCCGCCCTTTGCGGGCAATCAATCTCGCACTCACCAAGCGGGCTGGATCGACGCCCGCGGAGTTGAAGAATGCACCTGCAACAGTGTCGCCGGGCAGGTCGTACAGCGACAGAAGAAAGCCGAACCACTGCGCCCGTTCCTGATCGGTGAGCGTCCGCAGGTTCTGCGTAAGACCCCAGTGTTCGAGCAGTCGGAACCCAAGGTCCCGAAGGAACGGATCGCGCATGCTCTGCACGTCCGAACTGCTGCCATTCGAGATCGAGACCCGGAAGGTTCCCTTCTTGCCGTCTGATCGACGGGTGTAACCAATTGCGATGGCGATTTTTGTGAAGCCGAAACTCCGGATCAGGGTGGCTGAATTGGCGACGTATTTCCGGACAACGTCCTCCATCGTGTCTTCTATGGTCACCTTGATGTTCAGCCGCCGGCCCCACGAGCCGAGGCGCACCTCGGCCTCGACTACCGCCGCCAGCGTGATCTCGACATCGTCGAAATCCGGGCGATCCAGATCGAAGGAGGACCTGAAGCGTTCGAGGTTAAACTCTCGGCGGGTC